TCAATGTTCGTCCCTCATGATTCCATCGAATAATTGACTTGAACGGAGAAGGTGACAATAAGGTTTGATGCTCATCTGTTACTTTCCAGCTACCGGATTTCCCTGTCAATACTCCCTTCTTACATAAGAATTGATTCAATACTTGAGATGTCGTTCTCAATTCCGTAGCGATAGTCGTAGTAGTAAAGTAATCTCGATTCTCTACCATACCAGAGTAATATTCCACCTTCGGCTTATCCTCTTCGATCTTGGCTTCCTGTTCCTCTACCTTTTGTTGTAGATGAGCGGATAGAAGAAGAGCATCAGAGAATTTCTGAGGAATCGGAAATCCTCCAAAATTAACGTTACCATGATCGAAAGGAATTGCAGATATAAATCCACTCGTTCTCAAGTTGTTAAAGGTGTAATATTGGATGACAGATCTAGGTTGATCGACTTGTATGAGGCGTGCGTACAACAAGACGCTCATATAAGGAGTGTTTTAGAGACGTTGGAATCCCAAATTATTGGGGAAAGGTATATGCAGGCAAGGCAAAACGCCAATGGTCAATATGTCCGTGATGTAGAAGCTACGAAGAAAATACAAGGGAGTCAATTCATCAAGATCATCAAGGGTATTGCCGAATCTAAATTGTACGGTTATACACTGATTGAGATTAACCCTACAACCGATCCTATTACGGGTAAATTGAATGACGTAAATCTCATCGAACGCCGCAATGTATTGCCTGAACAAAAGACCGTATTGAAACGTCAAGGCATATGGCTTCCTAATTGGGATCTTGAGGCTCCTAAATATAAAAAGAATTATATCCTTATAAACTCTGGTGATCTAGGCTTGTTCTCTGCCACTACCCCATTGATTCTCGCCAAGAAATTCACGTTGGCTAACTATATAAATTTTAGCCATACATATGGACAACCTATTATCCATGGTAAATCAGAGAGTGAGAATCTTGGAGATCGAAATAGGCTAGCCAACGATATCGCCTCAGCCGCCACCAATCGTGTCATCGTAACCGGATTGAAGACGATATCGATGTCAAAGCGTTTACCATGTCCAATAGCGAGAAGATTTATACGAGCCTTATCGAGCTGGTCAACGCCGAGGTTTCAAATTTAATACTAGGTTCTGAGTCTATGGCTGGGGCGACACAATCCTATGTTGGGTCAACAAAAGCCCATCAAGATATTTTCCGAGATCGCATCAAGGTTTACCGGGAATATATCGAGAACGCCATGAACGAGGAGATTATCCCACGACTAGTAGCTATGGGATATATAGATGACGGGTTGGAGTTTAAATATTCCGGAGGGTTGGAGATGAGCGTTGATAGCAAGATAGATCTCTATGATTTTCTCTCGGATAAGTATGAGATAGAGCCAGAAGAGATCGCCAAGGAATTTGGTGTTGTTGTAAAGAAACAATTTAATAATCCCGCTGGATGGAATGATATAAATGATGATGGTAAGGTCGACGGCAAGGATAACGTAGTTTCAGGTGGATCAACGGGGATTGTCGCCCCCACGCCCAGAAGACGTTATAGGAGAAGAAGTAGCGGTAGTGTAGCGAACTATTTACGGGAGGTCATGAATGGAAGACGAGATATTTGATGAGACTAAAGTCGATGATAGGACAGATAAGGAATACGAGTATTTATTATTTCTATTCGAACAATTGTTAGATAAATTCGATAACCAAACCATAGATCTTGAGGAATTTCAAGAGATCGTTGAAGCTAGGGTCATGTTCGCTTTCGGGCATTGCGTAAGGAGATTTGGCATAGACCTTAACGAGGCGTTAGATATAGTGAGGAATCATGATGAGTCATACTTGACCCCTTTTGAGATCGAAAAAAGAAAGGCTCTTGTTGCCGCTTTAGACAATCTTGTCGATTTCGCTACCGCAGAGGAGACACAAATGTACATGGACATGGAAGAACAAAATGACGATGATGACCCTGAGAGGATTTTCCACCTATACAATAATATATACGCTACAACGGAGAACAGGGATATAGACTATGCCTCATCCATAGCGGCGTGGTGGGTGAACCTGCCAGAGGAGACAACCTTAATGTATATGACACAAGGGGATGAGCGTGTACGTGATTCCCATCGTGCCCTGGAGGGGTTGAGTTTTCCGAAATCCTGTTTTCCCGAATGGTCGATCCCTCCTATTGATTGGCGATGTAGGTGTTACCTTGTAGAGTCCTTCACTAGACCTAATTACATGGATATTCAGGATATCGATTCCTTGATAGGTAACGCCGTAAATCCTATATTCAAGCGAAGCCTAGCGAAAGGTGGTCCCATATTTGGTGAAGACCATCCTTATTTTACGGTAGACAAGAGGTTTATACAGCCTATGAAGACCATATCATCCAATATTAAATCCAAATATAATATCGTATGAGTGAAAGTGCCGACATTACCTTCCAAGACACGTTAAATCAATGGAAGTTAGCACCCAGCAAGTTCGCCGCCAACTATTACAAAACAAAGATTGAGATAGGGGAAACTTATGTCAGGGAATTTAAAAAATCGTTTGACTTGAAAAAAATCCCCGGGACAGGAAGATATTGGAGAAACCGGAAACGAGATTATCCGCATCCGATATTGAATGAGACAGGAACCCTCAAAGAATCTATCACATATAGCCTTCTTGAGGGATCGGGGTTGCAAATATATACAGATGAGACTAAGTTCCCGGTAGGAAGGCGTAAGAGCGGAAGCAAGAGTTACGCAGCTTTTCATAACGCACCGGACGATACCTATCCACCTAATATACAACGTCAATTTATAGGCGATTCCCCATTGATCGAGCTTAAAGTATAAACCATATTATATAATCTTTTAAAAAGCATCATATGATCAAACGATATATATCAAATAGACAAATCGCAGAAGATACAGATGATACTCAAGACCCCATAGATCCTACGGACAACACGAATACGTTAGGCGATGTTTTTCAGGCCATAAAAAGAGCCATACTAACTGTCAAGGAGGAAGAAAATAACGATGACAGCCCTCCCCTATTCAAAACCGTGGCGATAGATACCGGTCAGTTCGAGAGGGTCATGAGTAAGGTAAATACCGAGTACGAGACAGCTTTCCCCGCTTGTTTTGTAAGATTCACGAACGTTCATTTTTTGGTGGCCCAGCAACGTATCGGGGAAGGTCGTGGTATCATTCGCATAAGATTTATCCTTAACAAACTGGATAACCAACATGTGAATTGGGAAACTTACCCATTTTATATAGCGGAAAGACTAAACAAGGCCATTCAGGATGCGAAAAAAGTAGAGGAAGCTCTTCAGGAACGATGTAACCTAATGTATTTTGACACGCCACAATCCACCAATATGCTTCAAGCTTACTGGCTTGATTACGAGATATATTTTAAAATAACATCGAGTTATAAATATGCGGATTGGATCAAGAAGAAAGTTATTACCCCTCCGTTCACCAACCATGACGATGTACCTAACGACAAACCTAACGTGGAAAGGCCCACATATGACGAATCATCAACATTCAACGATCTTATTGTCAACGCAAAGTCTATCCAGATAATGCCGAACAACAATAGGTTGGCCGTAGGCGAGCAGATGGTACTATCAGTGGTTTTCTTCCCAGACAATACCACTGATAAAAAGATAACATATGAGTCCCTTAATGACTCAATAGCTACCGTTAACACGAATGGGGTTGTTACCGGAATACAACCGGGGATGGTAAAAGTGGCTGTTGAGACCTCTAACGGGATAAGAGCATACAAGGATATTGTTGTGTATTTAAAACTAGGGTAATGAACAAAAAGACGAAACAATCAAGCAGCTGGTATTCAATAAATAAGGCACCCAATACCACAAATAAAGAAAACTGGTACACCATAAAGCCTGTATCTGTTCAACCTATGAGCGCTAGGCTCGTTAGTGTTCGAAACCTTGAGGAAAACGAAAAGTCAAACGAAATAATAAGACATACCGACGAGTTCATTGACGAGGCGAAGATCTACAACAGTATAACCAATGTCATAGTGGAGAACCAGCATCTCATTATCACGTTCTCAAGCGGACTCACGTTCGATTGCGGAGTCGTAAGTGGTGACTACCCTATATTAAGAAGTACCGAGAAGGGAATCGAGATGAAATATAATAGGGAACCAGACAGTGCCTTCAAGGTTATCGTGCCATCAGAATCGATAAAGATCAATTTTGACAAACTAACACAAGATCAAAAGGAGTTCTTGGCAATCAATACATGTAACTATTTAATAAAAAACATGACGATCGATGACAATGGTCATCTAATCGTAAATATCCAATAATCAAAAATATGGCAATAGTAGATTTAGGCAAAATCACATTCGTCAATAAAGGCGCATGGAACAAAGCGACAAACTATGAGATAAAAGATATTATATCATACAACGGAAGTTCTTGGGCAAGCTTGAAGAACGGAAACATCGGCAATGAGCCAAAAGAGGGCGTTAATTGGACATTAATGGTAAAATCCACGTACCAAGCCTGGCTTGAACAAGGAAACCAGGGAACCGAGGAGGAATTTCTTAACTCTATGGCTCATATCCAGGCTAATTGGGAACAAGCGGATAAGGGAGCCAAGGATTACATAAAAAATAAACCCGACAAGTTTGAACCCAAGGAACATAGTCATACAAAGGCACAAATCGTGGATTTCCCTACATCAATACCCGCAGATGGAGGAAATGCGGAAACAGTCAATGGGCATACCGTAGAATCTAATGTTCCTGCCAACGCTAAGTTTACCGATACGATTTATGACGATTCTGAGATCAAGCAACAAATAAAATCAACCCTTGAAGAATCCAAGCAATATACGAACGAGCAAATCGGTTGTATAGTAGGATTTGATACATCGATCGTACAAACCTTACCTAGTTCTGGTGTAAAGGGAATTATCTATCTTGTTCCTAAAGGTGATGGAAAAGATAAGAATATCCATGATGAATATATTTGGGTAAATGGAAAATTTGAGCTGATCGGAAATACATCCGTTGATTTGTCAAAATACAGCACAACCGAGCAAAACGACATCAAGTACGTAGCGAAAGTGCCAGGAAAACAGCTCAGCTCTAACGATTATACCACGGAAGAGAAAAATAAGCTAAGCGGTATCCAAGAAGGAGCAGAGGTTAATGTAAATCCTGACTGGGATGCTACATTTGGAAAATCAATGATCATCAACAAACCCACTATCCCTGTAGTTGATGTAA